GTAAACCTGTGCGCCCCTGAGCCTGTAACTGCTCTTGTAACGCTAGCTGCCTACGTTGTTCTTCAGGACGCTGTGTAGCACGTATACGCTCGTATACATCAGCTTCTCTAGTAGCCATAGGAGTCATAAGCCCTGTGAGAGCGCCTGTAACGCCTCCTAAGGCTTGTCCAGTGATACCTGATACATCTGGTGCTGTTGCCCCCATATCGCCCAATAAGCCCCCTGTGAGAGCTTGTAGCTGCTGTTGCTGTGCAGCTTGTGCAGGAGACAATGATGTAGTAAAGCCACCTTCAGGTGTTGTCTGTACACCACCAAAGCCTGTGGACACTGTGAAGGGTCTAAAGGCACTAGCTTCCTGTGCTTCTTTAGCTATGTCTACAAACTGAGGCAGTGTTGCTGCGGCCATTTGTCTAGCTTCATTCAGGGCATCTATGCTTAACCCAGCACCCAACAACTGACCACCTGTGCCTCCTAGGAAGCCACCTATAGCACCACCAAGGTTATCTAAGTCTCCCATTATTTGGTCAAAGAAGGAGGGGGGTTGACCTATTTGTATAGTACTCATCTCTTTATTCTCTTATGTCAATACTGTTGTTACTACAGAGGCTGCGCCTGTTACCACAACAGTAACAACAAGCCAAGCAAGACGCTCCCACTTACGAGCATGAGAAGATGCTAGCTCTTTAAGCTGCCTAAGCTCTGCCGTAGCTTCACCCCAACGCTCACCACATTCTTTCTCGTGTTGAGCAATGCGTTCTAGAGCCTCTAAAGCTAAGTCAAGTGTTTGCGTCTGCTCTTGTTTCATGGTGTATATGCTTTTGCGGCTGTTACAGCAGAGTCAATGGCAGAGAAGTCTTCTGACCCCCAATCGCCAAGAGCTTTGCCGTACTCAAGATACCCAGCACTGCGTAAAACACGCTCTTGCTTTTCAGCACCTGTGAGATCGTTGCCAAACTCGTTGCTGCTATCCAACACACTGGTGATAACATTTGCGCCATCCAGCATGGCTTGATACATCTTGGCTTTTTCTTCGTCGGTTCTTACTTCAGACATGATGTCCTCCTTATGATTCTAGCGCGGCGACACGCGCTGTTAGTTCTTGGATTGCTTTCACTAAAGGCTCCACTAATGCGGTATGCGCCAATCTCTGTACACCATGCTCATCTTCACTCCACCCATCCCAGTCACTCACACCAGCAGCGTCCAAAGCAGTTTTTATTTCTTGAGCTACAAAACCCCATTGGGTAGTTGTTGTGTCAAACACATTATTTTCTGCATTTTCTTCATAGAGGTGTGCAAGCTCTGCATCAGAAGAATCAAGCTCGTGATTACCTTTCCAGTTATAAATAACCGGCCTCAAATCGTTTATAAAAGACAATCCCAGCGGAAGGTTTTGGATGTTTTTCTTTAATCTCTGGTCAGAGCTATGCGCCCAATTAGGAGTGCCTACGAAGGTGCTAGTAATCTTATTTGAGCTACTACCAAAAGTGACAGTGTTAGCTGCCCCAGTTACGCTTTCTCCTATTACAATCGCCTGACTTACAGTAGCTCCTGTGGTGTCCGTTCCTTTGCCAATAACCACGTTACTAGAACCTGTGGTTATATCGTTACCAGCAAGGCTCCCAATAATAGTATTATTGAACCCTTCTGTTATTGATTTACCAGCTTCAAAACCAACCGCAACATTCAGCATATTGTTTACGGTGGAGCCGGGGGCGTTTTGACTTTCAAGTGCTGAACTTCCAATAGCTACGTTTTGGCTACCCACATCATCTGTAGTAAGAGCAGATCTACCAATAACAACATTGTCTGTACCAATGGTCAAAGCATCGCCCGTATTAGCGCCCATGAGAGTGTTGTTAGTTCCCGTGGTGACTGACGCACCTGCCTCATACCCGACTGCCGTATTGAGAGTGTCAGTTGCTGTGGTAAAGTTTTGATTTACAAGAGTGCTATATCCAATGGCTGTAGATTTGCTCCCAAGAGTATCTCCACCTAGAGCAGTCACTCCCACTGCTACATTAAAGTCAGCATCAGTAAGAGCATCACCAGCAAGACCACCAAGCAGGGTGTTCTGTACTCCCGTGGTGACATTTGTGCCTGCGTGATAACCGACTGCTACGTTGAAGACATCTGTGTTTGTCGTTTGGTTTTGATCCAGTAGAGCTTCAAAACCAACAGCGACGTTCTTAGTGCCTTTGGTATCAGAGCTTAAAGCAGCGTAGCCAACAGCGACGTTGTTATTCGATGTGTTGTAGGCGTCACCTGCAAGAGCGCCCAAAAATGTATTTTTAACTCCCGTGGTGACTGCCGCTCCTGCGTTATATCCTATGGCTACATTTAAAGAGTTAGTTGCGGTAGTGAAGTTTTGTGCTTCTAAAGCTGACCTTCCAATAGCAACACTTAAACTCCCTAAAGTGTCGGCTGTTAGAGCGTTGTAGCCAACCGCTACATTGCCATCTGCATCCGTTAAAGCGTCACCTGAAAGACCGCCGATGAGGGTATTTCTAAGTCCCGTGGTGACTGACAGACCTGCGTTGTAACCTAAAGCCGCATTGTATGCATCTGTAGCAGTAGTGTGGTTAAGATTTCTTAATGCACTTCTACCGATTGCTGTGTTTTTAGCTGATTTAGTGTTTGTTTGTAACGCGCCGTCACCCACTGCAACGGTGTCGTTGGTGAGTGTTTGTGCCTGTCCTGCTTGACCTACAATAACATTGTTACTACCTGTGCTTTCTGCGCCCCCCGCAGCATAACCAACCAATGTGTTTCCAGCACCCGTTGTAATTGCGTCACCAGTTAAACCCCCGATCAGGGTGTTGCTAGTTCCCGTGGTGACTGCCCCACCTGCCTCATAGCCCACTGCTACGTTATAGGTATCCGTAGCCGTGCTAGGCGCTTGGGCATCTAAGGCACCAAATCCAACTGCCACCGCGTTAGAGCCATTGACGTTCGCTGCCATCGCAGTAGAACCTACTGCAACATTTTTCGCCCCAGTAGTTGCCGCAAGGGTGTTATACCCGACGCCAGTATTGTTATTTGACCCAGTAAGGGCAGTCAGAGAGTTGGCACCAATAGCCGTATTCTGATCTCCAGAACTATTGCTATCTAGGGCGGTGTTACCCAGTGCTACGTTGTCAGTAGAAACTGGATGATTGCCGTCGAGTTTTACTGTGCCACCATCAGTAGCAAAATTTCCTGCGTTAGTGATGCCGTCAAAAGTGGACGCGCCATCTACGTCTAAGTCGCCATTAAAATCTACATTTCCAGACGCAGATATAGTAGTAAATGCTCCTGTAGATGCAGAACTAGAGCCTACAGTAGTTCCATCTATAGCTCCACCATTGATGTCAGCAGTAGGTATAGTAGTAGTGCCTGTGAATGTAGCTCCATCTATAGGAGCTTTAGCATTAAGCTGCGTTTGAACATTAGATGTTACACCGTCTACATAGTTAATTTCTGCTGTAGTTGCAGTAACCCCATCAAGTATATTAAGTTCAGCCGTAGTGCTTGTGACACCATCTAAAATGTTTAGCTCTGCTGCTGTACTGGTGACACCATCAAGTATGTTTAGTTCTGCGGCAGTAGATGTAACAGCAGTGCCATTAATAGACAGTGCATCTGTTTCAAGTGTGCCATCTATATCTGCATCACCAGAAATGTCAAGAGATCCTGCGTCTAGCTCCCCGGTTAAAGTAATGTTACGAAAGCTGGCTACGTCTTTGTTTGCATCTACCGTAACTACTTTACTGGCTACTACTGTTCCTACGGAAGATCCAGTGTCACTATAGTTTAGTTCAGCGGCGGTAGCTGTAACACCGTCAAGAATGTTAAGTTCAGCAGCAGTAGACGTTACGCCATCAAGAATGTTAAGTTCTGCTGCGGTGCTTGTGATAGCTGTGCCATTTAAATTAATAGCATCAGTGTGCACTGTACCATCAAAATAACCGTCCTTGAATTCTAGTGAACTAGTACCAAGGTCTATGTCATTATCTGTGACAGGGGCAATCACACCGTTTGCAAATGTAAACTGTGCGGTGCCATCAGCAGCAAAAGCTAGAGTATCTGCTGCACTGAAGAACAAGCCTGCATTAGTGTCTCCAGTATTTGTAATTGAAGGAGCACCAGCAGAGCCATCAGGAAAAGAAACAACACCTGTAAACGTAGGATTAGCTATGTTTGCTTTAGTTGCTGACGCTGTTGCAATATTGTCAAACTCTACGTCAATCTCAGCGCCCTTGACAATCTTATTAGCATCTCCAGATACTAAAGAGTCTTTAGCTGTAAAGTTAGTTGTCTTTGAGTAATTTGTCATACTAATCTGCCTATAAGTGCCTCAGTCTTTAGTTCTTGTATTGACAAAGACCTATTGTTAATTATTGCATCTACTCCGATAGTAGCTACTGTTCCTGACCCTGTTGATTTAACCCTAGCGTCATCTACAATAATAGATGCGCTGTATTCAGAGGTAGCTACATTATACTCAGCTATTCCATACTCCGCTATGCTAGAGTTAACAATAGTTATTGATTGTTTAGCGTATGCTTCTGTGTAGTCGTAACCCCAGTTTAAGACCAAAGTAGACCCTTGTCCACCGATAACTTTAAATGTTAATTCTTTAAGTATCTTTAGCCTTGATGCATCACCGAAGGACAATGGTTGAGTATAGTACTTCATAGTGTACGGTGAAGTATCGTCTAGGTAGCCACTGTAGTCATTGATGCCCTTAGCTGTTCCTAAATACAATGTGCCATCAGATCCTCTAGTACCACAAAGAATCTTAGTAGCAGGCCATGTAGTAACACGATTACTTCCGTCTTCTAATGTGCCTCGCATGTCAAAACAAAAGACAAGAGAACTACTAGGAAAGAACAATAGATAAAACGCATTCTCTGGGCTATACGCTGATTTAATGTTTCCAGTTTCTGCACCTATATTAAAAATAATGTCATCACGTACATTTTTAGATACGTTACCAATAGGGTTTGACTTTTCCTGTATAGTCCTGCCCAAGCTACGTACACCTGAGTCAGATAAGAATATTAAATCTGTACCTGTGTCCTGTACACTGTCTCTAGCTACGCAGCCAATACCTGTAATAACATCAGAAAGAGCCATGCTAGCAGGAGCCGAAGCACCTGAATACAGCAGAATACTTTGCTTACCGAAGATAACTAAGAAGTTGTTAAACTCTCTTATAGCTACAATCTCATCAAAGCCTGTAGGCCACACAGTAGTTAGGTCTAAAGAACCTGATGTGCCTCCTGTCCAATCATCGCCATCAAGAGTGTCCGAAAAGTGCAGGGTATATTTATTGCCTGTTACATCTCCTGCCCATATACGCCCAAAAGCAGCACAAGCCTCATTAGCGTCTGGAGCATTAGAAGATAAAACTCCTATAGTCCCTGCGCTTGTAGTGTACTCTAGTGCGTCATGGCCTCTCTGGAAAAAGTAAGCATCTCCGTTGAAGGAGATAATCTTCCAGTTGTTAGCACTAATAGTCATGCTGTTAGTAACATCAGTTAATGATGTAGTGCCTGTAAATATCTTATTGTTACCCGTAGAGAATACAATAGTAGTCCCATCTCGCTTAGTAAACTCAAAGACAGACTCTATTCCAGCACTAGATCCAAGAGGTGTAGTAGAGCTAGTCAGTTTGTTTAGCCCCTCTCTAGCACCTATCCTGCCGAACTTGTCAATAATAGCATTCTCTGCTATAGAAGCAAAGGAGGAGTCTTGAGTTACAGGAGAATCCTGAGTGTTTAACCCACGAAATCCCGGAGCACCTACATATATGCTTTTTCGTTCTTGAGCCATTAGGGTACTCTGTAAATAAATTCTTCAGGATTCTTATAGGCATCTATTGCAATAGCATCGGATAAATGCTTGTCTGCAATTAAGAAATAATCCTGTGCAGTAGTACCGCCTGTCTCACCACGCTCTCTAGCCAACAAAGCTACAGCGTTGTGTATGATAGCGTTCTTAGGTAAAACTGTAGTGTCTGTATCGCTAGATAGCTCAGCTTCTCTTGCAATCAAGTCAAAGCGCATAGAGTATACTGCGTCAGGCTTAGGATACACCTGTACCTTAGTGTCTTCATTACTGTCTATACCACTGAACGTATAGGAGTCTGGAGTACCTGTGACTTCACCAGAGATATAATATGCATTGTTAAACCAGTTAGGTGACTCATAGCGCATAAAAAAGTTTGATGTGTCATTGATAACACTATATATTTTAACACGTTCTCCGGCATTTGTCAAGCTATATTCTGTAGTATCTGCTACAGTAGGGATAGTAATAGTTGTTCGTAACGTAGACCAGTCATGTGAATCTTCTACAATACGTTTAGCATCGTTTACAAAGTCGCCTACCATCTTAGAGTAGGCTGTGTTAGCCACGGCAGATACTTCGTCTTCACGTAGTCTACGCAGTACCTCGTTAACTATTGTTAGATATTGCGTACTCATATGAATCCTCTAAATAGTCCCTGTAGTGTAGTGGGAGCCTGATACCCTGCGTACTGTGGTGCTAGCTCTAGTAGTTCAGGAGCTTGATATGTTTTTCTAAAGTCATAGTCTTCAAAGTCAGGTGGTGTGTAGCCTCCAGTGCCTCCTGCTCCACCGCCCATACCGGCAAGAAGACCTAAGCCTAGTCCTGCACCAATGCCTGCACCAGCGCCTTGGCCTCTACCTGTGCCTAATCCTTCGCCAAAGCGTTCTTCACCTAAGGCTTCTCCTGCTGCCACAGCCTCTCCGTATCTAGCTTCCCCAGCAGCTACAGCCTCTGCTAAGGCGTCTGCTTGAGCTAAAGCATCTGCTTCTCTAGCAGCTTCTGCGGCTGCTGCATCTGCTTCTGCTTGCGCACGTGCTTCCGTTAAACGTGCTTCCGCTGCTTCTGCTCTAGCTTCTGCCTGTGCGACAGCTTCTCGTTCTGCTGCTGCTCTAGCTTCTGCTGCGGCCCTAGCCTCTGCTGCTTTCCTAGCTTCCTCTGCTAAACGTTCTGCTTCTGCTTGTGCTTGCCTTTGTGCTTCTTCTTGTGCTTGCCTTTGTGCTTCTGCTTCAGCTTGTGCCTGTGCTTCTGCTTCTAACCGTGCAGTAGTGTCTTTAGCAGTAGTGTCCTCTAAGATGTCTGTAGGCTCTGTAGTTGTAGTAGGCGTAGGCTCTGTTGTAGGAGCAGTAGTAGCTATAGGTGTAGCTGGAGGAGCTACTGTAGGTTGTGTAGACGGTGATGTGACAGCCGCCGCTGCAAGTGCAGGAACAACACTAGAGAACAAAGAGCCTGTAATTGATCCCGGCGCACTAACTATAGGCTGCGGTACAACAGGTGTTACAGACGCACTAGGAGCAGACGGGGAAACTACCGATGTTGCTGGTGCAGATGATGCTCCTCCTGATGCTCCACCGCCACCTCCGGGCGTCTGTGTAGGAGGCTGTGGTGGTCTGATAGGCTCAAAGCGTTCTTCAGGAAGTTCAAAGTCACTAACATCAACTATTGTTTCTGTACGTGA